AATAATTCCGTATTTTTTGGGTTAAATCTTAAAAGACGATTAACGTCTCTTAACTCTGTTTGTATTTTGTTAGATTCTTTTGTGACATCACTTAAGGCTTTATCAAGACCTTTCGTGTCACCATCAATCTCTATAGTTATACCTCTGATACGTCTAGACAATGTCCTACCTCCCCTTTGGATATGTAAAAGGGGAGTTCTAGGACTCTCTATTTAACTATTTTCTGTTTGTGTTTACATCTATTGCACTTAATCTCAATTTTTCCTTTTAAATCATTAGCATAAAACAGTAATTTATTACACTTATCACACCTTACTTGTTGCATATCACCACACCTTTTAAAAAGCGTCAAAGTCATCTTGAGTCGCTTTTCTAACTTTTGTTTCTTGTTTACCACTCTTTAACTCTACATAATTATCAATGTAATCTAGACACTCGCCTATTGTCATATACTCCATATCATCAATTGTTAAACCTACTAATTTACATGTTAAAAAAAAGGACTCTGTTGTTAGTATGTCATCATCTGATGTACTATCAACATGAGTCCTAGTTACTTTTTTCTGTGTATGTTACCTACCAATAAATCTACAAAACCATCCTCAAGCAATAAGTCTGTTACGGGTGGTAAATCTACCTTTGATAACCAGTCATAAAATGGGTCTATGTGTATATCTACCGTTTTAGCAAAGGCCCATACTAATTGGTGGATCAAGACTGTGTCAATTTTATTTATTAGTGCTTGCATTTTTTTATAATCATTGCTTTTTTGCAAGTCTTGTAACTCAAGTATTGCTCCTATTCCACCTAAAGCATCAAAAGTGTCTTTTAAAATATCAGACTTAAATTGATTTTTATAGTGATGGGCTGTTAAGGCATTCGCTCTTAATCGTACCTTTTCTTCACCTAAATTGATGATCGCTTCCATGTATTAACCCTCAACTCCTCCGCCGCCATTATCCCCGTATTTTTCGTAAACCTCTTTATACCAATTGTCGTAAACTTCTTTTGTTGTGTCCGCTGTAGTTTTTGTCTTAACCGCTAAATCACCAGGTCTAGCACTTGCGATAAACGTTAATTCGTTAGGCTGTGGTTCTTTTGTGTTTGTTGTCGTCTCTCCTGTGATTGTAGGACGATTAGCGGAACAATTGTACAGCACATGACGTACTGCCTTAACATCGCCATCAAATTCAAACATTAAAGCAAATTGTTTTTGTCTCGCATCCGCCTTTTCTGTTAACACTCCATCATCTTCATCTTTTATTTCACCTAAAGCATCAATTGCGAATTGCTCTGGGATCAATGCAATGGATAAGGTGCCGTCATACCCATCATTAGCCGCCGCCGAGTAGTAAATCATATTATCTGCGTGAAACTCCGACAATTCCCCACGTGGTGTTAATGTAAGTGTGACTGCTCCCGGAATTGCAATTGGTTTTTCATAAACAATTCCATTTTCCGTCTCTTCGTATGGTGCATAATGCACATTTTTCAATCCAAACTGCACTTTATTAGGTCTGTTATTAGCCATTAATATAACCTCACTTCATAAATTATTTGATACATTTTTTCGCTTTCGATAAACGTTTCGATTTTCTCAAAAGGAATCTCATGCCCTGTTAAAATATCCTCTAACATGCTTTCTATTGCAGGGTCCTTCTTGCTCGTGTATAGTTCAATGTCAATATTATCAATCGTCTTGAGCGTTTTATTGTCAGCGTAGAAATTGCTTGAATATCTAAAAAGGTAAGTGATAAAAGGTGGATCAACGGGACTATTAAAGTGCGAATAAGCAACTCGTAAGCCCGTTTTATCTAGTATCTTTTTTAATTCGGCTAAAGTCATCCTTTAATCACCTTTTCCAAACCTTTTTCAAAGTCTTTTATTACTTTCTCCTCTGCGGGTGCTATGTGTGGAAAAGCTCGTGTTCGCCCACCTTGCCTAAGTGCATGACCTTTTTCGAGTAAGTGTGTTAATTGATAGTTAGTTGCGTTATGAACTACCCAAGCTGTGCCAACCTTCTTAGCACGCCAACCATCTTTATATTTTTTCCTGCTTCTTCGACCGACAGGACTTGTTTGCTTTAGTGATTTGGCACCCTCTTTTGCAACCTTTCCTTTCACTTCCTCCATGCCCTCTGTAACTTCTTCTGTGTATTCTTGTAAAAGAGATACTAATTCACCAGCAAAGTTGTCAATTCCGACCTTTTTAGACAATCGATCACACCCTTTCCTTTGCGATGATCGTAAGCGTGCGATTCATTTCGTCATCATTTATAGGTGGTTCGGTAATGTCAAATAAACGACCGTCATATTTAACAATCATTTTATTGGTGATACCGGGCGTGTAATGGATGATAAAGCGATATATTCTTTCAGCACGTACCGCTGCTGCCTTTAAATATTCGTAACCTTTTAACGTCTTAATCATTGCCCATGCTTTAGTTACTTCTCTTTCCTCTTCGATTTGGTTTCCAATTTCATCTTCTGTGTCTACCATTTCTATAATCTGGATGCGGTGCCTAAATAAGCCCCTATGATAATTAGGGTTGTACTTATTCTGATTCATCTTCATTCAGCGCCTTTCGCATAGACAATGTGTTGATTCTTGTTAAAAAGTTTTCCTCAAAGTATTCTAATGCATCATTGTATACATAGCGTGACCTTTCAAAGACTAGCTCTTTAAATTCAGGGTCCTCCAAATCATAGTCCCCACAAACATCTTTTAAGGCAGCGTAAGAGGCTTGTAATATACGCTTTAGGTTGTCATCCTCGTAATCTCCTAAATGCATTCGTTCTTTAAATTCTTCTATAATTTTATTTGTTACCATAGAATCATCGCCACTTTCTAAATCGACGTGTGAAACAAGTTATTTATTTTATCCGTGTTTAAAATAAGGCATTTAATCACCTTCTAACAGTTCAATCAGTTCCTTTTTAGTAGCATTGGTCTTATACTCAATACGCTTTTCATCAAGTAATGTTTTCAATTCTGAGTTTGTTAAATTAGTTAAATCTTGAACACCTTGAATTTTATCAATATATATTTTAGGGTTACGAACAATGCGAACCAAATCACCCTCATCACCCTCATCAATGGCATAACCAATTCGAATTGGAGATGACGTATATGCACCCACTCTCCCATCGGTATTTGCGGAAACATTTGCACCGACACTTATTTTCGTAGAAGCTTCTACTAACCATACAGGTTCGCCTTTAATGCTTATAGTTACCTCTTGACCATCTTCTAATGGTCCAGTAGAAACAAAATCTACATAGTTACCTCTCTCTTTCGGTAAACCAACCCTCATCTCTTTCCCATCTTCGCTATCATATAGCCAAAGTAAGCGATGGGCAGGAATATTGCCCACCACCTTAGCCTTTAAAGTAGTCATTAACCCTCAACACCTCCACCGTTATCACTTCCGTGATCAAACTTAATATCTAAGTCATATAATAAAGCTGTCTTGTTGTCCTTTGGTTTACCGTTAGCAAATTGCTTAATTGTGTAAAGCATTGCGTCTTCCATCGCTAAAGTTTGGTCAAACTTATTTAACTTGTATCCACCAGCAATAGCCGCTAAATACTCGCCCTTAACAAAAAATAATGCTTTTTTCTCTGGAATTTCTTCGGACTCGATAACTTGGATGTTGTACGGTAAAGCTGTTACCCACTGTCCGTTTGCGGTTTGAATAGTGTTACGTGCTTGTACACTGATTGCATCGACTGGGTTAACAACCATTGCAACCTTACCTAATACTTTACGTGCTTTACCTTCTTCGTCTGTTGATAGGGCCTTGATTACATCATGTAATTCGCCTGCGACAACTTCTCCGAATTGGGAAGGTGCGAATGTAAGCGTTCCTTCTGATGTTTTATCAGTAACTGCGCCCGTATCAGCATCAACATTTTTCATTAGTCCGATAGGCTCGCTTTGTGCAGGTCCACGTCCGTTAACGAGTCCGTATTCTAAACCAACAGAGTAAGACTCGACTAATAACTCACGTACATATCGCTCTACCCATTCAGGTCCTAGATCAAGCATATCCTTAGGAATAACTGCAAATGCGGTTAACTTGAGTTGTCCAATCTGCTCTTCACGGAATGCAGTAGATACTTGACCTTTAATTTCACCAAACAAGTTACCCCAAGCGTAAGCTTTATTAGGGTCAGAATAAATAAATCGTGTGACTGCTCCTAAATCCTTTAAGCCAATTGCAGTAAGTAATGGATGTTCTTTCTTTAAGTCCTCGAACACACGTTCCTGTGTAGTTACTGGCAAGATAGAATCTTCATCAAAGCCACCGAATTCGATAGCTTCGTTAAAAAACTTGCGTTCTTCAGATGTTAATACGTTTTGACCACGTGCGGATAAGATTTGTGCATCTTGCACCTCGTTACGTGCCTCTTGTGTAATTTTATCTGTTAAATCAGACTGTAAAGCATTAAACATATCGTCAAATGCGTTTTCTAATTGTTCAGGTGTAGAATCTTCTGATTTCATAAGCTCCATATAAGCGTTTTTCTTTTCGTTAAATGTTTCCATTTCTGTGTTTTTAAATTTAATAGCCATTAATAATTACCTCCATTTTTTAAAAAAATTAAAAGAACCTTCGTTTTTAGGTTCTTCTTTTGGCTCTATTGTGTTTTTTAACTGTGATACAGACTCTTCTAAAGCATCAATCCTTTCTTTGAGTTTATTATCCTTTTGGATAATATTTTTTACAGTATTAATAATATTTGATGGTAAAGGTGTAGCATCACTTGCTGTTAGTTTCAATCCCTCATCAAACATGATCTCATCAATAAAACCTGCATCTAATGCTTCTTGTGGTGTAAACCATGTTTCTTTATCCATCAACTTTAATAGTTCTTCTTCGCTTTTACCCGTCTTTAAACGGTAAGCATTTGCGATTATCTTGTTTGTGCTTTTTAATACCTCTGATGCTTTATCCATTGAGTGATAATCGCCAAAATTGTGCATGGACGTGTTGTGTATCATCATTTCGCTAACAGGTGACATTTTTATTATATCTCCAGACATAGCAATAACCGAGGCTGAACTCGCCGCTATCCCTACGACTTGCGTTTCTACGTGTCCTTTGTAATTTTTGAGTGCAGTATAGATTTCAGCACCATCATAAACAGAACCACCACCAGAATTGATTACAACAACTAACCCTTCACCATTTGCTTCTTCAATTTTTGAATTAACGTCATCTGGGCAAGTAGCTTCTATACCAAACATATCGTAAATGTATTTATCGTCATTAGATACAATAACGCCTTTGATATCTATTCTTATCATTAGTTCTCACCCCCTTCAAGTGTTTCATCACTTGTTGTATAGTTTTTAGTGACAATAAATTCATCATGGATTGGGTCATCTGACTGTTCTAAACCTAGCGCATCACGTAATTCGTGACCGTTAGCAATACCAGAAGCCCTTAGTTTGTCTGCGCTTGTTGCTAAATCGAATATATCACGATACTGTGGTTTTCTTATCTCGATAAAATGACCGTCCATAAGTTCTTTTTTTGTAAAAAACTTAGAGTCAACTTCTTGTTTTATCTTGATTAGTAATGGCGTGATAGTAAAAAACATATAATTTTTAGTCTGTTCCTCTACGTCAGCCATATCTCCCCGTAATAAAGATGGTGGGATACCTATTGAATAAGCGACTTGGTCTAAAAATCCGTTAGTCACTTTGTTAATCTCATCTACTGATTGACCGGCAATACCATTCCCAGAATGCTCTTTATACTCAAATCCCGGCTGTTGTGGGATAATAGCAAATTGCCTTTTCCCGACCGCTTCATACATATTATCAATAAATTCTTGTAGTTTTAATTGTGATTCTTTATTCTTAGCCGCTAACATATCCATGTCAACAGTAGCCCTTAATTGATTTTTTCTTTTTTGGCCATTAAGGATATGTCCGAATAAATCGCCATAATCATAAAAAAGGCTATCTAATAACCTAGATAGCTTTTCATTTCCAA